GATATTGATTTTTTATTTCATCTAGCATTTGGAATGTATAGATTAATTTGTCATGATAATAAATTTGATTTATTTATGACACTTATTTATGTGGTTCATACTTTCTTAGGAAAGAAATTGAATCAATATGTTGATATCGTATGTAATTGGTGCGATAAGTTTGTATTAGATCTTAAATCATATGGAAAAGTTAAAAGTGAAGCTCTACCAGAGTTCACTTCTGATTTTTCTCTAAGAAAATGGTTTGATACTATAATCGATAATAATTTAGTTAAATCTTTTAAAGAATTATTATTAAATTTAGTTGGTCTTAAATTTTTTAGTAGAACAATGGCAAGTAAATTTATTGCATTGTTAGGACCAGCAAAACCTGTATCATTAATTGAGTTTAGTAGAAATGCTTTAGAGACAGTAGAAGAATTTATTTCATTTGCTGTTAACTATAGAAGATCTGGCTCATTTATTGATGCACTTTCTCAAGGTGATCCTTGTGTTGCTTTTCTAGAGAAAACTTATGCCTTAACTCTTAAAGTACGAAATGTATATTTAGGAGATGATGCAAATTTTAAAGCTTTAGAAAAAGCAAGAGAAGGACATGTAGAAAATACAGATGTGAATTTTGAAACTACCAAAGTAGCAGCTAAAGACTTTGTTATTGAAGTAAGAAATGCTGTTATTGAGGGAGAATCAATTTCAAAGAGAGTAAAAGTCTCTTCTGCATTTAAAGCTAGATTATATTTATTGAAGGAAATTAGAGATGAATTAATGATCCGAATGCGCTCAAAAAATAGAAGAGCACCTTTTGGTTTGATTATTCATGGAGATCCTTCAATTGGTAAGTCTAGTATTTTAGTTCATATTTATAAATTATGGGCTAAATATAAAGGATTAGATTATTCTCGTGATTTGGTTTATGATAGAAATCCTAAATCAGATTATTGGACTAATCATGATCCATTGTCTCAACCAATTATTCATTATCCTGAGTTAGGTTCTGTAGCTAGTAATATAGTAAAGACCAAAGGAGATGAAACAATTGATGAGATGTTGATGGTTGCTGATACGCAACCATTTTCAGCTGAAATGGCTGATGTTAACGAGAAAGGCAAATGCATGATTATGCCTGAGTTGTTGGTTATTGATTGTAATGATCCAAAGATGAATTTGGAATATACTAACAATAATCCAGCAGCAATTCGTAGAAGATTTGTTTATATTGAGGCTAAAGTGAAACCTCAATATGCAAATTTAACTGCTTTGGATGAATCAAAGATACCAGAAGACTTAGAACATAAAATGGATTTATGGGATTTTAAGATTTACAAACAAATACCTAACGGTATTAGAAAATCTGAAATTCTTCCACTTATTGAAGGTCGTACTGATATATTTGGTTTATCATCAAAAATGATGGAATTGTTTGAAGAACATGATCATAAGCAAGATGGGTTTGGTAAAGCTGTTGCAGAAAATATTGAAAAATATTTAGTAACTTCAGAAGCTCAAACTAGTCCTGCTGCTGATATGTTGTTATATGCTATTTGTGTAATGTTATTCATATTTCCATGGTATACCTTAGAATTTATATTAATTTATTTATTTGGTACTATTGGTTGTGAATATTATTATCAACAAATGAGCTTTCAGCGTTTCATGAAAATTAAAATTTTAACATTTATTTCAAGACATATTGTGGAATATAAAATGCGTTCTTATATGAGCGATTTTTATGATTCATTGGAAACATGTGTTTATTTTAGTTACTTCTTTGGAAAGTCATTTTTCAAAGAGGATGCTAGATATTATGAATATAAATTAAGATTTAATAATTTTTCATTAATGAAGAAATGTTCAATTTCTTTATTATTTTTTACGATAACAATTTCTTTTTTGAAGATTTTGATATCGTTATTTCAGATAGTTTCAGAAGTTACATCTGAAGGGAATATTATTGATTCCTCAGGAAAGTATACTGAAGCTACTGCTGATGTGGAGATAGCACGTGTTGAAAAATTGTCTCAAGTTTCTTTTCCACTAGCTAAGAAAAAATTAGGTAGTGATAAAGATTATGATGTTGTTGAGAATATTTTACCACGTTACGTCTCTGAAAAGAGAAATAAAGAAAATCCTACTGAAATATACAATTCTATTAAAAGAAATATTCGTTATATTAAAATTAATTATAATGGACAAACTTTTAATAGTATTGGAGTAGGTATTTGCCAGGATATTATTATGATGAATAAACATTGTATTCCTGGAGACAATACTCAACTAGTTAGTTCATGTAGAAAAGAATGGGCTAGTAATGTTAAGTATTGTACTGTAAATCTAAGTGACGTAATTATTGTGAGCGATGATGTTGTCTTATTTAGATTTTATGGTGAACTCTTTCGTGATATTAAATTTACACTTACTGATGTAATTCCTACTGAAATTTCAATGAAAGGAATGTTTCAGGATAAGAAAAGACGTGTAAGATATCATAAAAAGAGTTTATTTGTAAAGAATATATTGAAAGATTATATTCTAACACAATTTTTTGAATATGACTTTCCTGGTCATAGTAATGGAGATTGTGGTTCACCTTTAATGATTACTGTTGGAAAACAATCATTTATGGTTGGTATTCACTCAGGAGGTCATGATGTGAACGTTACAGGTTACGCTACAGTTATTAATAAAAGTAATATCTTTAAGGCTATTGCTGAATTTAATAAAGATTGTGTAGCACCTGTTAATTCTGAGGGCTCATTACGATTGCCCAAGGGATCTATTATTAAACCTGTTACTTCAAGAAGCCCATTGCTTTTTGAAGATTCACCAGGTTTAGGAGTAATTGGTTCAATTTCCAATTATTCTATGATCACCCCAAAATCACAATTAATAGAGAGTCCACTTATCAATGATATTGAAAATATGATTGGTGTCTCTCCTTATCGTGATGATGGGAATTTAAAGTATCTACCACCTTTAATGAAATCTAAAAGAGTTAATAATAAATTTATTGCTCCTTATAATAATTGGATTAAAAAAGTTGGTGTTACTAAAAAAGAGTTATCTCATGATTTAATGAAGATAACTAGTGTTTCTTTAGCTTGTCATTTAATTCAACGTTTAAGAAAAGTTGGTGTTGATAAATTAACACCGTATTCGTTAGAAGTTGCTCAGAATGGTTATCCAGAAAATTTTTATATCAGATCTATGAAGAATAGTACTTCTGGTGGCTTTTTGCTTCCTGGTAAGAAATCCAAGTACAATTCTCCAGTAGAATTATCTTTTAAAAAAGATTCTGTTATGCCTAATTTTGAGGTTAAAGAACAAGTTTTAGAAATTTTGAATGCTTACGAAAATGGTGAGTGTTCACATGATATAGTAGGTGCTCAATTAAAAGATGAACCTAGAGCTTATGAAAAAGTTGTTTCAGGTAAAACTAGAGTGTTTGCTATGTCAAGTTATCCTATGACTTTGGTCAATAGGATGTATCTCATGCCATTTTATGCTCTTATGTGTGAACATAGAGAATTATTTGGTACGAGAGTAGGAATCAATATGCATAGTGAAGAGTCACAACGTATGTATGATTCCTTAGTTGGATTTTCTCCATTAATTATGGAAGGAGATTATGGAGGCTATGATACTAGTATGCCTATTGGTATTGGTCTTATGGCTAATAGTGTAGTCGAAATTTGTTTAAAGCAATTAGGCTACAATGATTTTGCTAATAAGATTGTAAAAGGTATTTTATCCGATAATCTTTTTCCTACTATTTCTATGGAAGGAAATTTAATAATGGCTGCTGGTTTTCAACCATCGGGCAAGTATGCAACTGCAGAAGATAATTCTTTAAGAGGTTTGATTCTTCTGTACTATGCATATATCGTTATGTGTACCAGTGCTGGTAAAGATCATAGTCATAATTTGACCACCAAATTTGGCGTCAATGACTTTTTCAAATATATCAGACCTGAGACTTATGGCGATGACATGTTGGCTGCTGTTAAGGAAGAAATTTCAGAATATTTCAATAATATTACTTATAGTAAATTTGTTGAAGAAGTATATGGAATGGAATTTACAACTGCGGATAAACATGCACATACATCTAAATTTGTGGATGCTACTAAAATATCTTTTCTTAAAAGAAGTTTTGTATTTAATCCAATGTTGAATAGAAAAGTAGCTGTTTTAGATAAAGATTCATTTGTCAAAAGTTTGTCTTATATATTACCTTCGAAAGAAGTTGATATAGAAACACAAATTGTGGAAACGAGTCAATCAGTACTTAGAGAATATTTCTTTTATTGTTCAGATTTAAAAGAATTTGAAGAAAGAAGACAATTATTCATTAGTATTTTACTAAAACATGTTAGTTTTGATATTCAGGATTTGGAGAAAATATTTCCTAAAGGAGAAGATTTATTGGAGCAATATAAATTATAACGTTATTTAAGATATTTTCATTGCGTAAAAGAAAAGAATCACCATAAATTAATATACTTATAAATATTTATCTTGATCTGACTTAAAGTTATATTTATTTAAGGACCTTTATGGGTTAGATGGAGGCTTATTTAAGCTTACTATGACTATATCAGTGCCATCTTATTTATTGGGCAATCCCCATTTAGTAGACAGATTAGTTAGTCAGCATGCGGTATGGATTGACACATCCTACTATGCATGTACAATGTGTTGCCGATAATTTATTTAAAACTATGTCCGCTACGGACATGCGCCTTAGGCGCGATTTGCGGAGTAATATTAGGTACCGTAAAGAGTATAAGAAAGCTTATGCCGAAAAAGTTAAGAAAGAAGTTCAAGAAGAAACTGAGAGGATTCTTGCGATTAGAAAAGCGAAGAAAAATCATTTTAGAAGAATCAATGGTAATCTTGTTACTTCAGAGTCACAAATTCTTGGAAACATTGAGACAAATGATAGTGTTGATGTTTCTGGTCACGGTAATTCTATTTTACCTACTGAGTCAGGAACTATCCATCGTTTGAGATTAGATGATTTCTTTAAAAGACCTGTACTAATTGATGATTTTACTTTAAATGTAAATGATTTTACAGATCAACTCATCAAACCATTTGAATTGTGGTCAGATGATGCTACTGTTCGATCTAAGTTATCTCATTATACGTACTTTAAAGGTACTTTATGTGTTAGAGTAACTTTGTCAGCTACTAAATTTCATTTCGGTACGTTGATGCTTTCGTTTCAACCTTATGCTGAAAGTAATTTAGTACTGACTGCTCTCCTTGATAATTATCTAGCTGAATTGAACCCTGGTTCATTGGCTGTTCTAAATAATTATTTGTCTCAATCACCTGAAAGACATATTATTAAAATTGGTACTGATAATTCTGTTGAATTACGTTTACCAATGATATGTCCTAAACAGGCGGTGAAACTTTTTAATAAAGATGGAAGTTTAATTACTAATTCCACTTCATTTGAAGAAATGGGACCATTAGGTGATTTAGTTTATAGCTCACTCAACGCATTACGTGTTGCTAATGATGATAAACAATCTAATGTAAAAGTTCAAACATTTGCATGGATGGAAGATGTTGAATTGGGTCCAACGACTGCTACTGATATGAATATCACAGCAGAAGCTGCTCCAGTTGATGATGTTGTTGCTGAAGGTCTTGTTAAAGGAGTTACCTTTAGAGATCAAGTTAACAATAATCCAACCTTACAAAAGATTGGAGCTGTAGCAGAAGATTACGCGAGTGATGAGTACATGGATGCAGGACCTATTTCAAAGATAGCTTCTGCGGTATCTAATATAGCTGAAAAGGCTAGTGATATACCAATGATTGGATTGGCAGCTAAAGCTACTTCTTGGGCTTCAGGAGCTGCTGCAAAAGCTTTTAAGTTTTTCGGTTTTTCGAAACCAGTACAATTAGAACCTTTGATTTTTGTTAAAAATCTACCATATTCTAATGGTGCTGTTTTAGAAAATAAAGATACAGCTTATAAGCTTACAGCAGATCCTAAGCAAGAATTATCAATTCAGCCTTTTGGAGGAGAAGTTCCTATTGATCCTATGGCTATTAAATTTCTCACAGGTAGAGAAAGTTATTTCCATACATTTCAATGGTCAGAAACTGATACTCCAAGAACTGATACTTTGGCAGTTTTTCCAGTCATGCCTATGATTGATACCCAATTTGTTACAGAGCTTGATGATAGAATTCATCAAACAACTGCTTTGGGTTTTGCATCTATTCCATTTAATCATTGGAGAGGTACTATTTCATTTCGTTTTGAAGTAGTAGCTAGTGCTTATCATCGTGGTAAACTTATGTTTATTTATGAACCTAATTTACATGGACTTTCCTTGATAGAATCAAATGTATCGGATCTCAATCAGCAATATATCTATTATTTAGATATTGAAGAAGGTAGAGATCTTACAATTGATTGTGGTTTTGTATATGATCGTTTATTTGCAAATGTTTATGAACAGCACAGTAGTGGATTATTTCCAACTTCTAATGCTTTTAGGAATCATTCCTATAGTTCATCTGATTTGTCTGTATACGTTGAATATGCAAACAATTTTCAATCAATTGGTTCTGTTTATGTTAGACCATTTACTTCATTGACCTCACCATCTACTAATGCTGACGATATTGTGAGTATCAACTGTTATGTTTATTCTGATGATATGGAATTTTGTGTTCCTATAGACTTACATAACACTGGTATGAATATGCAAATATCAGCAGAATCTCAACCAAAGGATGGTATGGTTGAAAGAGCTAAGCAAGTTACCATTGGTTCAAATACAAGAACTAGTGATACTTATGTCCTTATTAATAAGGAAAAACCTAAAAATGACAATATTTATTTATATCATTTTGGAGAGAAGATTGAGTCCTTTAGATCTCTATTAAAGAGAGATGAAGGGGTTGGTATTATTTCGACTGCAGCTGGATCTACAAATGGGATATCTACTATTAGTATTCCTATTTATCCAGCTCCAGACAATATTGGAATTCCCACTTATGGACTTCCAGTATTAAATTCAGAAACTGAACTATCAACAAGTACTGCAGCCGATAATGGTCAGATGTGTTTGTTTAATATACTTAGATACGCCTATTTATTCTGTAAAGGAGGATATAGGTATAGAGTATATCAATCAAACCCACTCCAATATTTTGGTTCAGTTTGTGTTGATAGAGTGGTTTTTAATGGTGATGACGATCAATATTTATATCTTAATGATCAATCATCGACTGGTGCTGATAGAAGGCTTTTACCTAAGATGTCGGGTTCGGCGATCTTCAATACTAATACCAATGATGGTGTTGAGTTTGAGATTCCTTACTATTCTGATAATCTTTTTGAACTTTGTGGCCTACCTTATGTAGAGACCACAGATACTCATGGAGGTATGTTTTCTAACGGTCTACCAGGAGCTAATGTAACTTTTGAACGTTCTACAACTTCACATAGTTACATTACGAGAATTGTTGGCTCCGCTGCTGAGGACTTTACTTTCTTCAGGTTTCAAGGCGGAACTTTCTTTCAATCTGCTTAATTATAAGCAGAGTTAAAAACTCTTAATTTTCAATAATTGAGAGTTTTTACACTGAGAAGTGGGGTTATTTTACCTTATTTTTCTCTCAATTATTATAGCGGGCGGACGCTTAATTAAAAG